CGTCCTCTGCGGCATCTGGTACTTGTAACTAACCGCATTCTCCAGTTCCTCGTCCACGATGATCACACCGCGTTGGACCAGGAGGGCCAGCTGATCAACACCAAGGCTGTCCTCGCTGGTCCTCTCCCAAGTGATCTTGGGAACGAAGTCTTCATCCTCGCCGTAGTTCCAGTCGACGATGTCTTCGATGACGTGCTCGTTCACAACATCGCAGTACCACTGCGCGATGTGCCGCTGCGCCACGAGGAAGAAGTCTTCAAACGTCTCACCAAGAGCGTAACTGCCGACGTGGGAGCCGCCCTGCGCGAGATTGGCCAGCATCAGCATGAACCGCCGGGCCATCGACTCGTCGTACCGCTTCAGTGTCTGGTCGATGTCAGAGCCTGATCCCTTGGCGATCTTGACCTCGCTGCCGAAGGGCACGGCACCGCCGGCAGTCTCACCGATGCGGAACTGCTGCATCATCTGACCGAGATCCTCGAGCTCAGTCATCGATGCTCCCATGGGACCAACGGCATATGGTACGCCGCCGGCACGCTCATGGTTGATGGCCTCCACTCTCATGAGACGATCCTTCAGGACCCAGTCCTTGAAGCAGTCGCGCATCATGGAGCGCCCGTGCCAGTTGTGCCCCTCCTGTTGGAAGATGAACGCCGTCAGGCGGTCGACCGGGATGGGCTCGGCGAACGACGAGTATGCAGGAGCGGGGGTGTTCTTGCCGACGCCGCGACTGGACCACTGGATGATGTTGGCCAGACCACCATCGTCCTCCACGTTGATCTGGGCGATGGTACGAGGCATGACCGGGAACAGCTTCCGGAGACGCCATTTGCCGTCGACGACCTCTCCGTTCTGCTCGAAGTACATGTGCCCGTAGATCACGGACAGCAACGCCTGTAGCGCGAACTTGCTGTGCGTGAACCGACGCTTCATGCGACCTTGCGGCTTGCTGTCCTCTCCCATCACCGGGATGTTCAGGTCCTGCGAGATCTCCTGCACGAGAGAGGGACGCGCACCGTTCTCATCGATCACGAACCGCAGCTGGCTGATGCCCCACATAACTGCCGTCGTCAGGGCGGCCAGCTGCGAGTCCGCACGCATCGTGTCACAGGTCTGAACGCTTCTCGGCCAGAACCACTCCGGCACGTACTCCTGCGTGTCGATGAACATGTGCCACGGTGCAACAGTCCCGGTGCGAGGGTCGAGACCGACGCCGTAGTTGAACGGATCAGCAACACCGATCTGGTTCAAGGGCGGACGCGCCCCTTGGCGTGTTGAGGTTCTTGGGCGTCCGACGTTCGGCATTACGGCACCAGGATCGTGATGTCGCCCTGCTGAACGAGCAGCGGCCTGAGAGTGGACACACGCATGGCGAATCGACCCTTGACTCCCCACGAGGTGGTCCAGGAGTTGTCGAACCACACGAGATCATCATCGCCTGGGCTCGGACCAAGCATCTCGTACTCACGCGACATGACCTCGTGGCCTCCACGGATCTGCCCCGTCATGGCCACGATGCCGTCGGCATCCGGAGTATCGAAACCCTCGTACCAGCAGCAGCCCATGATGACGGCCTGGTGCATGAGAGCGTTGAGAGCCGACGGCACGTCGAAGGCATGCTTGTAGCTACTGATGAAGTAACGGTTCTTCAGCACCTTCGCCACCGACAGGCCCGACGAGCCTGTGTCATCCGGCGGATACGTTCCGGGGATGTTGTCGATTGCCGTCGCCTCCTCGTAGATCTTCAGAGCATCGGACTCGTGCAACAGCGGGTGCTTGTCCACGGAGTAGAACGGCTCTGTGTTGGCAGCGCCGGCAGCGGCGTTGCCCGTACAGGAACCGATCTCCCCCTGGTTGAAGATCGAGCCGTGTCGACGATGTGTGACAGAGTGAAGCGGCGTGGCCGTCATCTCCCACGGATAGTCCTTCGAGCGCGGATCGTGCTCGACGTGACGGCCAAGCGGCTTGCCCGGCACCTTCTCTTCGACAAGGATCATGGTGGTCATAGCTTTACTTCCTGACCGGCTGTGCCTTCGGGTTCGTCGGAACCGACGGCATGGGGGTGACGCTCATCTTGCCGCCCTTGGGCGACGCGGGGTGTCCGCCTTTCTTTGCCATGCTTCCTCCTACTCGGGTAGACGGGGTGGGGATGCCGACCGAGGAGCGCTCAGCGCGGCGTTGGCCACAACGTGCCCGGCGAACAGCAGGGCAGGAGCGGCAAGGACGGCCAGGATGATCTGCTTGGTGTCCCCTCCGTTCAGAGTGCCGTGCCAAGCGAGCACGGCGGTGACGACGAGAAGGGCCACCAGAAGGACGGTGACGCAGATCTTGCTGACGTTGTCGGTGAGTACGGTCATCACGCTCCCTCTAGAAGTGGTAGCCGAGGCTGACATAGCCCCTGGCCAAGTCGATGACTTCGAGCGCGGGGTAGTAGCCACCCTTGTGTGCAGGATGACAGTCGGTGTGACCCTCGCTCTCTGCGAAGTGCTGGCTGACGTCCCAGTGGGTCGTGACACCAGCCGTGAGACCGCTGCTGTAGTTGATCCTGTGCTTGCTCGGAGCAACCTGGTGCCAGGCAGCGATGATGCGCGCCGTCGCGTGAAGCTGCGCTGTTCGCTGGGCCCAGTGCAGCTTGGCCTGGGCCATCGTGTAGATGCCCTTCTCGAGCATCATGGGAATGTAGCTGACCTGTTCGATGCCGACGCTGCGCTCGTTCACGCCGCCGCACTGGTAGAAGATGTCGTCGCCGTGCCCGTATGCCCAGGCGCAGTGACCCTCGAGATCGGTCATGCCGTGAATGCCATAGCCGATCTCCTGTAGGTACTTCTCCACCTGCACGATGTCGGCCAGACCCGGTAGGTCAGGGCTGACCGTCTCGTGCAGCACTAGCATGTCCTTGGCGTGGCTACCATGCGCCTCGCCCTTGGTGTACTCGGCGGTGTTGAGGTACGAAAGTCTGATTCCCATGCTCCCTCCTACATCCTCTTGCTGAGTAGGTCGCCCGTCAACGTCTGAGGCGACGAGACACCATTCATGTCCAGAATGCCAACAGGAGCCACGGTGGACAAGATGGCTGCATCAGCGTGGTCCGGGGAAGGCAGTCCACGCTCACGCATGTCATCCTTTGTCTCAACGAAGATCCGACCGGCACTGTCCACTCCCCACTTGACCGACTGAAGCTGACCGGCCAACGTCTCATCTGCCGGATCCAGGTCGATCAGGCGAGCCTCCATCAACTCTCGGAACGTCCACCACACCTCCGAGCGACGATTCTTGAACTTGCCCGGATTTGATGCCGATGTACTGCCTTGATGCGGGGCAACGTTCATCCGCTGCTCACGGAGACGGTCGTACACGCCGGCACCGACGCCGATGATATCAATCACCGCAGGCGGCAACTTTGCACCGTGAGACATCATCCACCGCTTGATCTTTCCTGCTGACGTCATCGTGTCTGTCTTCGACCAGCGCTCCACGAGCCTGATCACACCGTCCCGGTTGCGGTACAGGCAGGTGCGGTCTGTACCGTACCGGGCGATGTCTGCTCCGTACCTGCCCACGCCCAGACCGGGCAGGTCGCGCTCTTGGCATTCCCGTACGAGCGCCGGAGAGATGAGGTACTCGTCGCTGACGTCCGGGAACTCACCAAGAACCTTGGCCACCCAGGTCGGCGACCCCTCGCCCCACTCCTGCTTGGCCGTTTGCACCCAGATCTTGCTGACGAGGCTCTCCATCACGTCGTCACCCAGATATTCGCCACAAACGGCGCAGTCCGTGTTGCCGGTGAAGTTCGGCGTGTCAAATGCCGATATCTGGATGACGTTCCATCCCGACCCCGGCTGACACACCTTGGCGAAGTGGCTGTTCGGATCGTCTGGGTTTCCTAGCGCCAAAACACGGGCATTTTCGTTGGTGACAAGCGCCAGGACCGAGTTCCACAGAGAGATCGGGATTCCGCAAGCCTCGTCCAGCACCGCGAGGAAGAAGCGAGCATGAATGCCCTGGAACGTATCCTCGTCGTAGTCAGCAGGCTTGCGGCCCATCGCTATGAGCTCTTCGGTGGAATCGGCACGCTTTGTACCAGATTCGCCCATGTGCCACTGGCAATCAAGCGTGATCCGGCCGCGAAGCTTGCCCTCACGATGGCGGCGGCGAATCTCGCGCCAGAGGATAGCTTGAACCTGGGGCCAGGACGGAGCGGTGGTCACCGCAAACGCACTGCCGAGTGCATGCACGTCCATGTACCAGCCGACGGTACCGCTACCCGTGAATGACTTGCCAGGGCCGTGGCAGGACTTCACCGCCGTCATGCGGTTGTCCCTGACGGACTCCAGGATCTCCACCTGCTTGGCCCACAGATGATGGCCCAGCTTGTCGTGGAACCAGCCGACGGGATCATCGATGTGCGGATCGCTCGGGGGATAGAGGCGGTCAATCGCAAGCGATCCGACCCCAGGAGGAAGCATGATGTTGCTCACAGGTAGATCTCCAGCAGCAGAGCATCAGGGCAACCGGCCTCTTTGGTCTCCACCATCTTGTGGAGATCAGCGTCGCCTCTCGCAAGCTTGATAGCCTCGTCGTAGTGAACGTGGGCTTCAGTCAGCACGAAGAGCCGCCAGTCGTGAACGGGATCAGCAAGAATGGGTTCATCTTTTGTCTTACTCGCCATTCCCTGCCGCCAGAGCTAGCTGGGCGTTTGCTGCTGCGGTAGCATTCGCCCCTCCGTCGATTGCGATGAGGTGTTTCCGCACGACCATAGGAGCCTTGGCCCGCTGCTCCGTTGTCAAATCCAGGTCACCGAGTATGCCCTGAATGAGCCGCGCAAGCAAGTCGGCGTAGGTCTCCGCCATCTTGATTGCGCGCTCTGCGATCCCGAGGCTGATCGCTTGTGCGGAGTAGCGGGCCAAGCTGTCCTGCCGGAGTCGGCGCTCACGCGCATAGATGTGGAACTGCTTGCCCATGATGCCGGTCTCGATCCAGTCCGCCTCCTGAACCTCGGCCATCTGCTCGGAGAGCCACTGGATCTCACCGGCAGTCATCCGGATCATCCACATCAGCGCGTCAAGAGGGTTGATCTCCATCGGCGTTCCGAAGAAGACCTTGGCCTCTTGCTTGACGGCAGACTTCACATGGTTCGGCATTGATCCGCCGTGTAGCTTGCAGGCTCCAATGCCAAGATGGTTGGTGCCCCACCCGGCAGCGAGGGTGCAGTTGCCGCCACCCTTCTTCTTCGCGCCACAGACAGAGCCGGTGACCAGACGCTGAGCCTTGGTGCCCATCGCTCCCCGCTTCTTCTTGGGGATCTTCGGGACCTGGAAGCCACCCTTGCTGGCTGCCTGCGTGGCGGCGCCACGTTTGCCGCTTTGGACTCTACGCTTGGCGTCCAACGCCTACCACCGTTCCGGCACCCGAGAG